CAAAAACATCTTTACAAAAAGATATTGATAATGCTTATTGTGTAGTATCTTGTCAATCAACAGTTTGTATAAATGCGATTATGAGTGGTGTACCTAGTTTTTGTGATGATATATCAATGGGTGTTCCAGTTTCTTTAACAGATTTAAGTTTAATAAAAGATCCATTATATCCTGGTGATAGAGAAATGTGGATAAACAGTTTATTGGCTAACCAATTTACTATGACAGAAATAAGCAATGGAAAGGCTTGGAGGAAAGTAAGATGAAACTATGGAAGAATAAGTTAGAAGACTTTTTTAAATGGGTTAAAGGTACCGAACTTGTTGAATTAGACGATATAGATGTATCTGAGGATCCTGTTAGACCAGAATTAACTTTAGGTTGGCGAATAACAAAAGGTCGTAAGATATTTGGTTTGAAATATGATAATGAAATTGAAGGTGTTATTTGTATAGCATTTACAAATGATGTTCCTACAAGTTTAAAAGAATTAGATATTATGAGTGAGTTAGCAGATATTAAAAACGAAAAGAAAATTGCTATTGCTTATACTGTATGGTCAAGAAAAAGAGGTGCAGGTAAAGAGATAGTAAATAAAGTAATAGAATATGCTAAAAAGAATAAAATTGAAAGAGTAATAACGTTGTCTCCATTAACACCTATGGCGACACACTTTCATATTAGAAACGGTGCAAAACAAATTAACATAAACGAAGAAACGCAGAATTTTGAATATGAGATTAGATAACGAAATAAAATTAGATTACAAAGACGTATTATTAAAACCTAAAAGGTCAACATTATCATCAAGACGTGATGTAGATATGACAAGGTCATTTACATTTAGACATACTGGTGAAACGTATGAGTGTTGTCCTATAATAGCATCCAATATGGACGGAGTAGGAACGTTTAGTATGGCGAAAGTTATACAGGATTATAAGATGATGACTACTATTACTAAAACAACCACTATAGACCAATGGAGAAGGGCTGTAGGGGACGGTATTAAGTTAAAGTACGTATCAGTATGTACAGGTACTAATAAGTTATGGACAGATGACGCTGAAGATTATAATACAATGCAAAAAGTATTAAAGAGTTATCCAGATGTTAAGTTTATTACTATAGATGTTGCAAATGGCTATCATACTAACTTTTCAGATTTTATAGCAAAAGTAAGAGAAGAATATCCAGATAAAACTATTATTGCAGGTAATGTAGTGACCGCAGAAATGACAGAAGAATTAATTATAAGAGGTGCAGATATAGTTAAAGTTGGAATAGGACCAGGTAGTGTATGTACTACTAGAACTATGGCAGGAGTTGGTGTACCACAATTTAGTGCTGTAATGGAATGTGCTGACGCAGCCAATGGTGTTGGTGGACATATAGTTGCTGATGGTGGTTGTAATGTACCAGGAGATATTGCAAAAGCATTTGGAGGAGGTGCTCACTTTGTAATGTTAGGTGGTATGTTAGCAGGACATAATGAAAGTGAAGTAGAAAGTAAAAATGGTAAAAGAGAATTTTATGGTATGTCTTCTGATAGAGCAAGAGAAATACACGGTAAGAGAAAAGATGGTTATAGAGGTAATGAAGGTAGAGCAGTAATATTACCAGATAGAGGACCAGTAAAAGAAACAGTTGAAGATATATTAGGTGGTGTTAGGTCAAGTTGTACATATATTGGTGCAAGACGATTAAAAGATATTCCAAAATGTGCTAGTTTTGTTAGATGTAATCAACCATTGAATACAGTATTTGAACCATATGAGTAATATCTTTCATAATATACCTTGGGATAAATGTTTAAGCCACCAAATATGGAAAGCATTAAAAGAAGGATGGCCTGAAACAGATAAACCAGTCCATTTCTTTTGGGGTCTTGGAAGTAAAAATATTCCAGAGATTGCAATGTGTGAAGCTCAAGGCCAAGAGTGGTGGTACGTAGATGTTGGTTATTTAACACAACAAATTACAAGATATCCAGAACCTGTTATACACGATTATGATAAGACATATTTTAGAATGTGTAAAGGTAATCTACACACAATAAGATGTAAAGTTGGTGATGGTAAACGATTAAACAAATTAGAAAGTCAAGGTATTGATGTAGAGTTTAAAGGTTGGAATACAGGAGAATTAACTCATATTGTAGTTGCACCTTCTTCACAAACAGTTACCTATCATATTAATGGTGTTAGTCAAGATGATTGGACAAAAAAGGTTACAGAAGAGATTAAGAAACATACAGATATGCCAATAGTGTTTAGAAACAAACCTAGACCTGGTAATCAATGGTGGGAAACAGATATTAAAGATGACTTAAAAAATGCTCATTGTTTGGTTACTAATATGAGTTTAGCAGGTATAGACGCAGTATTAAATGGTGTACCTGTTATATGCCATCAAAGAAATATATGCTCATTTATATCATCAAAAGATATAAAGTATATAAAGAAACCTATGAGACCTGGAAGAAAGACTATGAACGAGTGGTTAAAGATGGTTGTAGAAAATCAGTTTACATTAGAAGAAATGAGAAACGGAACAGCATATAGAACATTGAAAGAACAAAACGTATGATAAATTTTTGTTGTGTATATTATGGAACAAAATATTCGCTAGATTATGTACAAGTGCTATATAATATGGTACAAAGACATTTAACTATACCACATAGATTTATCTGTTTTTCAGACCACGTCAAACCACAAAAGATATTAAAAGGTGATATTGAATTTAGAAAATTTAGAGATGGATTTTATGAAGGTTGGTGGAATAAAATGCAGTTGTTTAGAGAAGAATCAGAATTATATGGTCCGTGCTTATATATGGATTTAGATGTAGTGATTACAGACAACATAGATAAATTAGCAACATTTGGAAATGATAAGACATTTGGAGTAATAAACGATTTCAACCTAAAGACGAAAGAGTACAATTCAAGTATTATGAAATTTAACAATGAGATTGCTACAGATTTAGTATGGAAACCATTTCTACAAGATAAAGCAAATTTAATGAAACTACAAGGTGACCAAAACGCAATGTCAAGACTAGTGATGAATAGTGAACATAAGTTCGTAATGCCAGATGAGTGGACATTTTCATATAAATGGTATAGTAGACAGGATCCTAGATTTGATAAAAGTAGATGGACCTTTGAAAACAAAGAATCAGCAAGCGTTGCTGTATTCCACGGCAGACCTTGGCCTCACGAATCTGAACAAAAGTGGGTTAAAGAAGCGTGGAACTAGAACAAAACAAGAACAAATATCTATAAAAATCGCATAAAATAAGTGTTTTTTTCGCTTGACTTTAGGGTCATTTTGCTATATAGTATACGTATATGACAAAGAAAAACACTATGAAAATCAAAAAAGCAAAATTAGGTGATATAGATTATACTTTCAACGTATGTTATTTAAGAGAGTATATGGATCCTGAACACGAAGGCGATTTCTTTTATGCCTACGAAACTATCTATAGAAACGTACCTTACAAATATAAAGACAGATTTAATACAACAAAAATGAAGTTTAAAATTCTTAAGCATTGTGATTGGAATTATAAAGAAAATGCTAAGAACTTTGCTAACTCAACTAGAGTTGAACTAATTGACCAAGACCAATATTATCAAACATATGAAGATGTATTTGGTGATGTTGCTAATGGTGATAAACATATGTTTAACGATTACGGTCAATCTTGGGATACAAGACAATCTTTTAGAAAAGACTTTAATCCTAAATTAACATATAAATTAAACCCAATAAAAGCTAAAATAGAAAAGCAGAAAGGACTACACTAATGAGTAAAGTTAAACAATGGGCTTATGATGAAGCCGAAAAAGCAGTTGATAAGATTACAGATGAATACCTTAATGGTGAAATAGACTTTAATACTGCTGAGAATAAAATATCAGAAGTTAATAATGTTAATATGTTAGGTATTGATGAGCACAATGTAGGTGACCACCTATATTATGCAAAGGAGGATAGTAAGTAATGAGTCAAATAACAGAAGTATATATTAATAAAGACGATTTAGGAAAGAACTTATATAGAAAGAAATCTTATTATACATTATGCATTGAGCAAGATGTATTAGCAAAAGATAAAGATGAAGCTGATAAGTTGTTTTCAGATAACGGTGGTATTAACCATTCTAATGTTAATACTGATATAACAGACGCCAATAACGGTGTTGAAACATATATGGTAGACGCTAATTATACGGATTGCGAAACTCCTAAATTTATAGGTAAAGTAACCTATGATGATTATGATGGATTAAAAAATGCTAAAGAAAATGGTGATGTTGAATTAAACACTTATGCTTTAGAAGATGATACAATTGATCCAGAAACTGGAGAGTGTATGAGTAAACCACTTGACGATTTGAAGGAGGCTATTAAGTAATGGATTTAGCACACGGATTTGGATTGTTTTTTATTGGAATGACTTTAACGGTTATTGGATTTGGTATTGCTTTATATTTAGCAAGTAAACAAAATAAACCAAAAGAAAAATTAACGAGTGTACAACAATCATTAAAAGATTTAATGAGTTTAAATGGAAAAGGAGGTAACGACTAGTGAAATATAACGAAGACAAAATATTAGATGACGTAAAAGCATATATTGGTGGAACATATAATAAACATTATTCTACTACAAAAGAAGGATTCCAAGTACAAGACTTGCTAAGACACTTAAATATTGATAAGGACTTTTCTTTATCTAATGCAATTAAATATCTATGTAGATATGGTAAAAAGAATGGAAAAAATAAAGATGATTTATTTAAAGCAATCCATTACATAGTTTTATTAATCAGTAGTGAACATTTTTTAGATTATGGTACTAAAGAAGAGTCAGATATTGATACTATGTTAAATTTAGAAAACGAAATGACAAGAGGTAAATAATGGCTAATCAAGACGTATTAGGATATTCTTCACACGATTGGCGTAAATATACAGATAGCGCTGTTGTTGTAGATGATAAAATTGAACATAAAGCATTAAAGGTTAATGACTCTAGAGTTATATTCATTAATCCTAAAACATTGAAAGAGGAAACTGTTGATGTTTCCAGATTAATAAGAGTATTTGTAAACAATTACGAAACTCATAAAAGGAGTGTTAAGTGAAAACTGTTAATGTTGAGTTAAAAAAGAAAACTGTAGCGTCAGCATATAATCAAGTTAAGATGTTGAGTGATTTAGATTTTCCTAATTTTCAAAAAGGAGAACCACTTTACAATTTAGTTATGGAGATTAAAAGACAAGTTATGAAACAACGTAAACAAGAAAAGGTAGTATTGTGGAAAGAGTTATTAGAGTTTTGGCCATTAAGTATAGTAGTGCCATCAATGATAATAGCAATTCTATGTGCTAATATATTCCAATGGTAGACATATTAGGATTTATTGAAGAGTTAAAACATATTAAAGATTTGTTATGTAAAGGTAAGTTGCTTGCTCAAAAAGAAACTTATGACGTGTTAAGAGTTGTGCAGAAGTTGATCCGAGGATACGAAAAACAAGTAGATGACTTTGAAAAAGCACACGCACCTAAACAACTAGAACTAGAATTTGAAAGGAAAAACCCTTGATATGAGTATCAAGTCAACCCTAAAAACACCCTTAGCGACCGTTTATAGGGGTCTATTTTGCATAAAATCAAGTAAAATAGAGGTTTATTGCAGGCTTGACAAATAGCAGGGTTTGTAGTAATATGTATATTAAATTGAGAAAGGAAACTATATAATGAGTGCCATTTATAATAAAGAGAACTTATTTAAAGAGTTTGATATTGCAAAACAAAAAGATATTAAACTTTCTAAAAAGAAAAGACAGGACGATAGGGAAAACGATATTCATAAAAATAGATTAAAGTTTTGCCAAGAACATTTAGAATTTTCAAAACAAAGTCCACAAAGTTATGACGCAGATGTTAACTGGGAAAATCTAGTTAAAGCGTATTCAGATCCAAATCCAAGAGATTACTTTTATAAGAGTGTGTTTAATATGACATACGCAGAAAAACTGGCTGATGAAGCTAAAAAAGATAATATTGATGAAGACGAAGACAACAAATAACGAAGTATTAGATCCACAACAAACTGTTGTTGATAATTTCCACGAGTGGAATATGGATCAATGTAAGAAGTATGAACCAACTATGGTTCTTATGACAATATTAGGACAGACGCTGAAAATAATGAAATCAGTTATGCCTAAGCAACAATACGATTCAGTTATGGATTCTGTTTATGAAAGTAAAGACCGAATTGAACCGTTTAATAAACCTATAATACATTAAAGGAGTGTATATATTATGAAGAAGAAAATACTTGACAATTTACCTACTATATGGGTAATCGCTGTATTTGTATTAGGTATCGCATTAGCAGCTAATAATGCGAAAGCAGATGACAAGAAAACAATAACACCAAAAGAGTTTGTTAATGTTCTTGCAGAAACACCAAATAAAGTTGGTACTTTTATTAGTAATGAAGTTGATAAGACGAAAGAATATCAAAAGAAGTCTTGGGCTGAAATGAAAACTAAATGGCCTTGGAATAAATTATTTGTAAAAAAGGATAGCGAATAATGATTGGTGATTTTGTGTGTACAAGTGCCAATGATGGAACACATTTTTTTAGACCTGTGTCTGCCAAAGCTCATACGTTTTGGCAAGACAAAGGTTTTAACAAATATGTGATTGATAATAACGAAGACTATTACATTGTTAAGAGTGTTGATAGTCAGAAAATTTGTGATGAGATACGTAAAAATAATTTTAATTTTACTAGCTAGTTTAACACTAACTAATTGTGCCAATAGGTCACATACAGGTGCTGTGTTAGGTGCTGGAACAGGAACAATGGCTTGTTTGGAATATATATCAGATAATCCTTACATAATTGCTACGTGTGCTGTAGGTGCCGCTTTTGCTGGTGCAGAAATAATGTACAATAGTGATAAAGATGTACACAATGCTGTATTTGTAGACCATTTAAATACAAGTGATTATGGAACATCTTATACAAATTGGTATAATGCAAAAACAGGTAATAGTGGAATTATTCATATAACAAAATCTTATATGGAAGGTCCATTTAAATGTAAAGACTATGACCATACAATTGATATAACAAATCAATGGCCTTTAATTGGTGTTGGTGGTGTTAATAGAGAAGTTGTATTTGGTACTGCTTGTCAGTTGCCTGATGGAAGGTGGGTAGAGAAACCGTAATGTTTGATCCAAGATATAAAATTTATATGTACGCTACTTTAATAATGGTTACCGTATTATTATGTATGGAAATGGCTTGGGGTTGTGTAGATTGTGATTTAAATAAGAAAGCTTTTGATAAAAAGGCTGAAGTAATGGAGATAGAGTGGCATAATCCAGATGGAACTATTCAACGTAGTACAAAAGTTATAGATGGTTCTGAAAAAATATTATATGATAATGTAAAACCAGTAACCAAAAATGATACTGACCAATTTTGTTATATAAAAATTATCATTAAACAAGAAGCAAATGGAGATATTTCAAAAGAAGAGAAATTATATTGTTCCGATGGAAGAAGTGGTGTAGATACTCCTTCTTATTGGGAACTTTTTGCCCAGTTTTATTACCGTGATGTTTACACGCCAGAGTATTGTAGACATTATAGTCGTAAAAATCACGCTTTTAAATCGTTCGGAAAAGTGTGTTTAAACAAGGACGGAGAATGGAAGGTCAAATAATGATTAAAAACTTAATCATCATTGCGCTTCTAGTAGTTATTGTTTATGGTGTTACCGCTGATGAGTTTTTGGGGTATGCCCAATACAGCATTGACATTATACAGGAACTATTATATAATGTACAAAGGAGTGTGAAACAATAATGTATAAAATGTACAAACTTATAGGAGTACTTGCTGTTGGACTATTGTTGTCTAATTGTAGTGCTAACTATAAAATCAAAAACGAAACTGGAAAAGTAGTTAATTCAGTACCTAAATGGTATATGGCTGATTTTTCTGAAACCAAAGCGTGTGATACGCCAAGATTTGGTGAAGAAAAAGAAAAGGAATGTATCTTTGGTGTTGGAACATCTGTTAGTCCAGACTTGAATCTCGCTATTGAGAAAGCTAAAATGATTGCGAAAGCAGAAATGGCTGATATAATCAAAGGGGAGATGAACAAAGAAAGCAAACAGTTTATTACCGAGTTAGGTAAGAAAGAATCTAAAACTGTTGTGAGTGAAGTAGAATCTGTATTGGTCAATGTTATTAAAGATACACCAGTTAGAGGCTATGAAATCTTTGCTCAAGATGTAACCTTAACAAAAAATGGTTACTATAGAGCGTGGATAGGCTTGAGATTGCCGTTAGGTGAATATAATAAAATGTTCAACTATACAATTGAACAGGCTACAGACGCTTATAACTTAAAGTATCACGCTAACAAGTCATTTGAAAAGCTGATGAAC